AATCGCTAGGGTCTAGGATGACACCGTTCATCACGACTTGCAGATTGTCTACGGTGTAAGACAGCGTGGCGCTGTTGTCGTCAGAGCCAGAGAATGTTGTCTGCCCTGATGTCGCTGTGTACTCGTACAGTATCAGAGAGACATTGCCAGCAGATGTGGCGGCAATCCAGTTTGCACCGTCATACACCCGCATTTCGTTGGCTGTGCTGTTGAAGTACAGCGCACCGGCCACCAGTGCATCGCCGTCATTATCGGTTGTCGGATCGCTGGAGAAACTGCCAAGATATGTGTCATCAAAGTTGTCAAACGCAGACGCAGCAGATGCAGCACTGGCCGCCGCAGAAGTCTGACTAGCAGCCGCAGCCGTGGCAGACGATGCAGCATTCGTAGCAGATGTTGCTGCTTCTGATGCTTTTGTCGTAGCCGTAGACGCACTGGTTGCTGCATTAGTGGCGCTTGTAGCGGCCTCAGATGCCTTTGTGGTGGCTGTGGTGGCAGAGTTGCCGGCATTAGTTTCACTCGTCCCAGCAGCAGTCTCAGAGGCCGCAGCAGCAGTTTCACTTGCAGCAGCAGCAGTGGCCGATGTAGCCGCGTTAGTTGCGCTTGTAGACGCCTCTGACGCCTTGGTTGTAGCTGTACTTGCAGACGCCGTGGCAGATGTTGCCGAACTTGCAGCACTTGTGGCGCTGTTACCGGCATTGGTTTCGCTGGTTGCTGCATTAGTGGCAGATGTTGCAGCGTTTGTTTCGCTTGTGCTTGCCGCAGACTCACTGTTTGCTGCCGCTGTCGCGCTAGAAGCTGCCGCCGTAGCCGACGCCGCTGCTGCTGTTGCACTTGTAGTGGCCGTTGCAGCATCCACAATTAGGTCATACTTGGCGCTGTTTGCATTAGTGGTCAGTGGCTGTGCGCCAGAACTTGTATGCGCAGCATTCACAATAAAGATGTTGTTTGTGCTGGTGTCCTTTACGAGATCACGCACCTCATACGCTGTTGATGCAGCCCAGTTGCCACGAAACGTACCAATCTCTTGTGTAACCTGGATCTCACCGCTGCTGTCGAAAGCCAAAACCTTGTTAGCGCGATCAGTTGCCCCAACAGTAAATTCTGTTGAAGTCATTGTATTTGTACGAGAAATCTTAATTGCGCGATCTAGTTCTTCCTGCTGCTCTTGCGCAAGGAAGGTCAGCTTATCAAGCGCATCCTCATGGGTGGCTGCTGGGAACGGATCGTTAGCCACATAGTCTGTGGTCTGTGTCTGCTCAGATGTACGGCGCAGCACTACAGTTTCGCCGGTTGCCGGTATGTTACCACTGGTAAACACGACGTTACCGCCGTTAGTGTTACCAACGTTTGTTACAGTGTAATGGGTGGTTTTAGTCTTGACCGTTTCTGTGCCAGTCGCGTCTGTACGAATGATAACCGTAATGTCGTCATCATCGAAGATCTTAAAGCCGTAAGCAAAGGTGTCGTTAGAACCATTGCCGGAATAGCTGTTCTTTGTGGTGGTGCTGCTAACGGTCATGTCTTTGCTCCTTAAGGTATTTATACCCTATTTTAACGCTATCGTACATACTGCGATGGTGGGAAGTAAAACTCTTGCCCTGTGTCTTTTTTCATACGACGTTCCATGCGCTTGAAATACCCTGGGTTTGCAAACTCTGTAAGTTCGTACATAAACAAATAATCCAAAGCCAATTTAGCGTAGAACAGGTTAGCGCCAGGTATGTTACGCATAGCAAGCCTTACAGTTTCTGCCGCAGCGTCATCACCGCTTCTAAATTTGCCAAATATTTGCAACACATCCGCTGCTGTGCCAAATGATGGGCCAGCCAGTGTTTCTAATGGACCTTGGCCATATCTGTTAAACTCGCCAAAAATAAAGTCTCCATAGATTCCAGCGCCGCCGCCTTGCGTGAAGGCCTTAAACAACAAGTCTTTGTTTAGCGTATAATCATCACTGAACACCTCCATAGGCTCTTTGCCTTTGAGGATATCTTTAAGGGTGACTGACAGATAGCCCATCATGGTTGTGCCGACCATCATTTTGGCAATGCCATAATAACCAGACATTGCTTTCTGCCGCCCCAATCCTTTGGTCACATAAGTAATTGGGAAACCCTTTAACTGCATAATCATGCGGATTGCTTCACCGGCCACTGTGCCGCGTGGCAAGCCTTGGTTCATTATCGCACGCTCTCTGGCACCTGGCGTTGGAATTGCAACATCCGCGCTATCTGAATAGTAAGCTGATATTTTAGTGCGCAAATCATCACGAAACTGCTGACGCATTTTGTCCGTTACGTCTAACTGGCCCGTGCGTTCAGCAATAAGCGGGTCGATCTTCTCTACAGGGATTTCATCAGCTATGTCAGGCACAAGATACTTGCGGCCATCAGCAGCCTTCATGTCCATGCCGCGAAACAGCGACCACTCTGCCTCGTTAATGTTGTAAAGACTAAGCAATCTGCGGGTTTCAGCGGGTATTTTGCCGTATGGTTTACTTGAATAGTTGGCAAGATCCGCTGCTAACAAGCGTGCAACCCCAACTTTCTGCGTGCTATTCCACCATTGCATGCCATTCAGCTTAAAATATAACTGATGCGCTTTTGATATCATGCCAGGGCCGCTGTCATTCGCACCAAACCGTGCATGAACGTCAGCCAACTCGTTCTCTACACCTACACTCAGCAGATATGCTAATTCCTTTTGTTCTTCACTGTTAAACAAGCGGAATGTGTCACGCAAAGCCGTTGCATAAGAACCAAATATATTGCGTTCTGTATTCGCGTTGATGAATGAAGCCTTGGTAGCAATGTCTGAAAATGACGAAATGGTTGCAAAACCAAGCTTGGCCATCGACTGCACCATGCGGAAGCCAGCAGCTATACCGGCATAAGTAACGCTCGTATTGAGAATGGGTTGTGTAGCCCCCAATGCACGAGTTGTGCCGTCTAATTCTGCAAATTGGTTTTTGAGCCGGCCTTCTTTGATTGGCTTTGCAACACCCTTTGGCCTAACTTCAGAAAGTATCTTTTCAAACATAGCTTTTGGATTTGTGCCAAAAGTCTCAAGCAAACCAATAGCTTGCGCATCATGCGAAATGCCCTGATACACAGCCTCTGAAAGTTTCATACGGCTATATTTGTTTGCGTAAGACAACGCAGACTTGCCGTCCTTAAAATGGATAATACGTTGCGCACTAAGTCGTTTGGCAAGGTTCATTGGTCCCTTGAACTCTGGTTGCGCACCACCAACACCGCCTACGCCGTCAGCCTTCATGTGGTTTCCGCTGACAAGGTTATCGTACATTGAGCCAAGAAACTCTATTTCTGTCATGTCGTCCGGCTTGTTAGCCAGTGTCTTTTCTATGTCCATGTTTTCGGACACAAAAGTTATCCACTCTTGTTTGTCTTCTTCTGTGCCTTTGCCGCGAATCAACAGCGGATCATGATGCTGACGCACAACATAATTTTCCAACTCACCAATGTTGGAGCCGTTGCGGTTTTTGCGGTCAAGAAGTCGCTTTTGTACTTTTTTGATAGCCTCTGCAATTTGTTGCGCTTCTTTGCTGCCGCTAGTGCCAAGGCCGTCAAACATCTCTTGATAAATCTTTTCATCAAGTTCGTTAGAACGAAAGATATCCAGCAGATCATTACGCTTTAGTTCCGCTACCAACGCGCCGCTGTGGTCAAGAAACACACTGCGTTGTTTGGCATCGACGCTATACAAGCTGCGCCGCGCATCGCCAACAAGTATGGCTGACAACGCTTTTCCTGGGTCATCAGGCTCCTGACGCAGTGCTGTCATAACAGTAGCGTATGCACGCGCATTGATTAGACGGTTACGTTTTTGTATCGCGGCTTCGATCCTAGCCCGTTGCGCCAGATCTTTTGCCTCTTGAATTAACTCGCCAAGTTCGCTGTCACCGTACACACCACCGCGACGGTCAATCTTGTCTTGCATAATCTTAAGGATGGAGTCGATCTCATCCTGAGCAACCGCAATGTCTTTGTCTTGGGCAATCTTGCGTAGTTCTGCCGCGCAAACTTTAATGCTCATCCTACACCCCGCCCATTCCTATTTACACAGACTGCCGCTGTTCTAGCCGCCTCTTCCATGTAGTCTGTTGCACGACGCATAGCTTCATCAGCTATTCTAATGTCCTCATCCATATCGGCAGGAATATCTATGTCAGCACGCAACACTTCTATGTCTTGCTCAAGTAGCGCAATCTCATCTACCGTTTCTTGGAACTCTTGAATAGACAGATCCATACCAGCTTGATCCATCTCATCTAGCTTTGGCTTTTGATCGGCATCTACACCAAGATTGTAGTTTTGTATTTGTGCCTCATTCTGAGCGTTCATGGATTCTTGCTGTGTAAGTGGCGCACCTTCTAAAGATTGTGGCTGCACGTCACTCTGGTCAACGCCTACAGAGGCTGTTTGATTGAACTCAGCCAACTCTGCGTCGGCAATGACACGATCTAACTCGTCATTTGTTAGGCCAGTAGGGTCTATGCCGCGACGATCAAGAAAGTCTTGTATTCTTTGCGCCTCTTCAAACGCTGCAAGAGCGTCTTGATCAGCTTGCGAGTATTGTTTGTTACCAGACTTGTCTTCTCTTACGGCGTCAATCAAATCGTTGATGCCAACCTCATCCGGCACACCTTCAATCTCTGCCGGCAGAAAGCCGTCTTCTCTTGCTGCCGTCAGCATATCATCTACAGATCGCCCACCCTTAGCAGCGCTAACATAAAACTTACCAGCCTTCGCAGAGGGTATAACCTCTTTAAGATCAGCGGCACCTTGACTGTTGGGATCTATGCCACCCCTTGCCCTAATGTACTGTATGAGTGTTTTAGGCTCTTGTGCGCGTAAAATCTCTGGACGCGCTTTGCCCTTGCGACGTGGCTCTGGCACCTCTGTAGGCGCACGCAGCACGGTTTCTTCAACCATGTCGCCGGTTTCTGGGTCAAACCTACGCTCGACGCCAGTAACGGTACGATCTTTAGCTAAACGCTCGTTTGCCCTAGCGATAATATCAGCATCTGCCGCAGCTTCTTGCTGCTCCACCAGACGCCCTGCTGTGACCGGCTGATCTGTAACTGCCTGTGCTACTGCACGCGCCAACGCCTCTTGGCTAACTGCGCTTTTTTCTATCCTGTCTGATATCTTGCCAAAACCAACATGCAAGCCACCACCGAGGATAGAGCCAAACGTTACATTCAAGAAGCTGTCCATCAGGCCATAATCAGCATCTTGCTCAAGATATGCTTGGCCTATAACAAGTGGCTCTACAACAACAGCGCCAACCGCGCCGTCAATCGCACCAGCCATTAGTCTACTGCCACTTTTGCCAAACCTAGCGGCCATTGTAGCCATACGCGCCTGGCCTACGGCTGGGATAAACGCTGATGCCACGTTGAGAGGGTCAAGCACAGAGCCAGCCAGCATTGTGCCAAACTGTGCTGCGCCTAGCCCAAACCCGCCGCGCGACCTGTTTAGGGTGAAGTTGAAACCGGCACGCCTGTCATGTCTTTCTGCAAACAGGTTTGCCAACCCTTCTGTTATACCGTCTTCGCCAACCTCAATGCCTTCACGGTAATATTGACTGTCACGATATTCATCAACAGACAGCGTGCGTCCGTTAGCACCTGGCCCAAGATACTGATCAAATGTACGGTTGAGTGCGCTTAGAGGGTTATAATACAGCGTTTCATCTAGCGTAGAACCAAGCACATCAAGGGTGCCAGCCTTCGATATATCAAAGTAACTATCAAAAGCATTTTGATCGTACTGCTGTTCTGGAACGTAAAAGTCTACCACTACTTAAACGCCTTCCGCATAATCTCATTCAGCTTGTCTACAGGCCTTGGGTACAGTTCATCCATTTCCTTAATGACGGGCAAAAGATCTGACATTTTGATAGTAACAAAAGCATCCTGTGGTGAAATTGCAGTAGGCCCAGGGTCAACCCTACGCTTGACCATATTGCCTGTTTGATCAACCAAGTAGACAGTTTTGTGATCTGATGATGTAACCCAATACGCTTGTGCTAAATCACCCTGATACTTTTCACGCGCCTGATCTGGCGTTAAGTCATTCGCCGGAGGTATGTCAGCAAAACCCGCAATCACACCTCTTGTTTCATCGTCATTAACATAAAATTGCAGTATGTCGCCAATCTGAGATGAAGAGCCTTCTAGCCCCTTTAGCATGCGGAACGGCTTGCCATTCACTTCATCAAAGGCAAATTGGCTGTTTACTACTGTGTCCACCGCACGTTCTACAGCCTTGGTTAGATCTGTTTCTCCGGCGTTCATGTAATATGCCGCTGTGTTTTGGATCATCGTATTCATGGCGGTCACATGCAGCATTCGTGAGCCAGTAGCGCCGCGTGACACTATGCTATCAGCCGCACCGCCAACTATGCTGCCAGAATACTCTGCGTTCTGAACCATGACCTCTTGCATGATTTCGTTGTAAGAAGATGTGCCTATGGCTGATTTCAGCTCTTTTACTACACCTGGTTTATTAGCGGCTTCGATGTCAAACCCACCAGCGTTGTTAGGGTTGGCTATGATCCATGTGTCAGCCAACGTCAGCACACCCTGATTCATTAAATTGCGCATTACGCGGCCTTCGTTTTCTACGCCAAACGACGTAATGAACGATATGCCAAGTTTAGACTTGTCACTGTAAGACAGGCTAGGATCTTTGAACTGTCCTTGGAAAGCATCAATTTGAGCGTCAGATGCGACACGAATGTCCACATCAGGAATACCCATTTTGCGTTGAAAATCAATTAGCTGTGACGTGGTGGCTGCTTCTAAGTTTTGATCTGCGCGATCATCTTGAATAAACTTAACAGGATCATTTGCAATCGCTGTTTGCCTTGCGTCAACCAGCGCCTCAAAATGCTTGCGTCTTGCTTCTGCAATTCGGATATCTTCCGGCGTATTAGTAGGATCATTTATTTCGTCTCGAATAGACCTTCTAACCGCTGTCAAGTCTGAAGGGCCGCCATACTTAATTGAAGAATAAAGAACGCCAGCTTGGCGCATACCATCCATTGTCTCATTAAACAAAGTGCGCTGCACTTCATTGTCAGTAAGTTGACTAATACGACCATCAACGCTTGCAATCATTGTCTGCGTGGTTTCGTCGAAAATGCCCCCTAGACTAATAGTCCTGATTTCTATAGCAGACATATCTGCTTTTATTTCCGCTGACAACTCAGCGTCCATAGTATCCAAACGACGGTTAGCATCGCCTGTAAGTAGGGCCGCTATGCTCCTGTCAGCACCATCAAAGCGTCCCGTGAGTGTATCAGCCTCATCAATAAGCTGGTTCAGTTCATCACGATCCATGCCAGCGATGGTTGGAAAGATTTGGTTTACAAGATCGTTGTTGTTTTGTGCGGCCAGTGATTTGACATCTTGTTCAAACCTACTGGCGACTCTTGCAAGAAACTTATTGCCAGCACCATCATACTCAATCAGCACGTCATCCTCTGGATCGTCGCGCTTGATGTAGATCATCTGACTGCCTTCACTGGTCAACTGCGCTAAGGCACTTTTAGTTTCCTCTTTGGACAAGTTTGCAGTCAGAAGTGTGCCAATAATTTCATCTTGTTTTTCTGATTCTAATTGTGTGTCTCTGCTATCAATACTTGCAATCAGGGTTTTTTTGGTTGCTGAACTCAAAGTGTTATCGCCGGATACGTTTGTGCGCTGCCTTTCAAGAGAGGCAAAGCTATCTGCATTTGCGATCCCATTTCCGTAGAACAGCCGCAAACTTTCTTGCTTAAAAGCATTCTTACTTACGCCAAGGTTTTGTCCAGATAGCGCGGCGTCATCGAAAATTGCCATCGCTTCAGCCGCCAAGGCAGCGTATTCTTCATATGTAGACGCAGACGAAATCTGAGATTGAATAGTAGACAGCTTGCCAGACTTAGCCTCTGCACCTTGTATAGTTGATATACGAAAAGCCGACTTCTTCGCGTCAGCTACCTTGAAGTTCATTTGCTTGAGAACGCTGTCTTTGATAGCGGTTTTCTGCGAGTCAGTAATGTCTAATGTGTCAATTTCTGTCAGGATCGGCGCTTGCACGCTAGATATTAGACCAGATACAGCTTTATCTTGATCAGGCTCCTGACTGTTTAGCGTGTATGTGTCTGATTGCTCATAAGCGCGTGTGGTGTACTGATTGCTAAGTGTCTTGGTTTGCTCGTTCTTACGCTGCATTTGGAAATCAAATTCCAACTTTTGCCGCGCATTTTCAAACTGCATAGCGTTCTTAGCGTATTCTGTGCCAACCCTGCCAAGAGCCTCCGCAGCACGCACTGTGGCCTGTCCAGGCGCTTCAAAGGCACCTGTAGGGGCTTGGGGGCCAAGACGCCCTGTAGCGAGATCTACAGCGCTTCCACGGCCTTCTGCGTACAATGGTATTTTTGGCATCGCTAACTCGTTAATGTTTTCTGTCTGTATTGATCTTGCAACGCAAAGAAGTCCTGCTGCTGACGCATGCCAGCATAAGAACTAGCGCCATTAAGAAGGCTGACATATGAGGCCGTTCTAAATCCAGAAGCACGCGCATTCCCAGAGGCACGCAACATAGCTGCTGTTGCCATAGCGTTTGCTTGATCTATATCACCGGCATACTGGATCTTCAGCGCATCACGCTCCATTGCAAAATAACTATCAGCCAACGCAAGATACGGACTGCCCGACATTTCAATGCCAGACTTAGCCGTTGCCACAGTCTGCTGCGCAGTCAAGCGATCATTAGACCGACGTAAGTTGCTTTCTTGCTCAACTCGCGCACGCTGCAACAATACAAGTTCGTTTTCCTTAACCTTCGCGTTGTACTCTGCTGTTTCCTGTGCCGCACGCGCTGATGCCTGATTCCCCTTGAACCCAAGAAATGCGCTGGCTGCTGAAGCCCCTGCTGCGATTGTCATCGGATCCATTACATCACCCTTGCATAACGATAGTAATCTGAGCCATCAGGCCCGTATTTCCTCATTATACCCTCATTTTCAAAACCAAGCCATTCTGCGAACCGTTTAGCCTTTGTATCCTTAACTGAGATACTGGCCTGGATACGCTGATACTTATGCTCTTCTTGCATGTGATCGAACATATGCACCGTATGACGCGCAACTGTCTTAGGCTTGTCAAACGCCTCACGCCCAAGAATCAACCACGCCTCTCCTACGTTTTCCCATATGTTGTGTACACCGCCTATGCCAAGCACAACATCTTCCTCAAACAATGTGTAACCGTTGATATCTTTGTGTTCAACAAGCGCTTGCCGCCCATCATCTGACAACTCAAACATCAGCTTGATATGTCTAATGTGATCTCTTGAGAATGGACGAAACTTAAGCATCAAACGTATTAGACCTTCTCATAATCGCCAGTATTGTCATTGGCAGTGGCTGTGACTGCTGCACAACTACCCGTGCATCATTATCATAGCCTGATGGGAATGAAATCTCTTTGTCGCCTGTGAACATAGGCACCGCCGTGTCCATAGACATGCTGCTATCACGAAACGGTATTCGGTCAAGATTGCCGGTGTCAGGGCCAACCTCTGCGCCGACGCTGTTGAGGAAACGTGCAGTAACACCGTGGATGCGCTTGATTTTGCCCTGCGAAATACCATCATCCGCGCCACCTTCTAGTCGCAAGGTTTCCACTAGAGAGTTGTAGCTATACCCGATATGCACTTTACCAGCGCTGCGATCTAGCGTGACTTTGCCATTTGTTACTGTTTTGTCAGCGTGCGCAGACCCATCAGCAAGGATCTGTACAGTCTCACCTTCAAGGTGATTAAGGCTGGTTATAGATGTGGTATCAGATCCTGCGTATGTTAAGCCGCTATCAACAAAGAACGCATCCTCAATATCAGAGCCAAAGTCGATAGGCTTCAAATAGCAGATATGACGCACAGTCGCGCTATTGATAGTGCGCTTTACAGATACATATACCTGATCTTCTGTGCCACTAGGAATGGCGGTAATGCTTTCTACTACCCCGCTATCACCCAGTGGGTGCTGATGCCAGCCCACTGCGCCATTAGCACGGTCATATGTAAGCCCTATCAAGGTGCCATTTGCATGCACAAACCACAGAATGAGTTCCGGCTCCTGCTGCCAAACCATATCTGTGAGGCCACCACTGGCCACATGCTCTGCCAAAATGGTTAAATCCACGCCCAACAGACCGTCAGTATCAAGGTCAAAAGTGATTTCTTTGACACGCTCCCCGCCCTTCTGGATCAGGATAGTGCTGTTTCCAGCACGCACAGGACGGATACTAGATGAGCCGAAAGTAGTTTCCCGCAACACATTTACGTTGGTTGGCGTTACAGGCTCTGAACCTGTGCCGCCTGACAAGGTAAACTCTGAACTTGTGGTCAAGATTTGTAGAAATCTGGCTGGCAGTAAATGATTGATAACATTAACTTTGTCTGACGCAATCGTAATATTGATTGCATCATCATCGTTTGTGCCAGGTGTGTGGTTTTCAAAATCTGCACTAACAGAGCCAAAGATACTTTGTGGCCGCGCACTTGTGCCGGCAAAGTATAGACGTTCTTCATAAAACGCTATGGCACGCGGGAAACCTTGATCGCCGCCAAATGCACCCAAAGACCACTTGGTTGTAGCGTTGCTAGATCCTACAGTGTTGTGCGGCAAAACGGATATACCGCCATCGTCTTCTTTAACTGTGGCCGTGACGTTCCTAGCATCTGTGAATGCTGTTATCTCTGCGTGTCCAGTGTCGTCGTGCCTGTATTCCCAAACAAGCGAACCATAGGTTTCTTGCCCTGATGTATGAACAGGCGGGGTGTTGCCAGATGTTTGAGTAGAGCCAGTTACATGCTTGTAGACATGCCCATTAAAACGCACAAACACATTGTTAGCGTAGCTTGTGCTGGCTTGCCACTCATCATACTCAATTTCTAGGACTTCACGAAACCTGACTAACCGTCCAATATCGGCGCTTGTAAACAAGTCAGCAGAAGCTGTGATTGTTACGCTGCCTGTATCAGCGCTTGCATAGAGAGTTGTCGCGGTCTTGTTCTCATCTAAATATGGGCCATCTATAAAGTCTATATCAGTAAGCGTCCAAGACGTATGGCTTGTGCGTGTTAGTTTTGCTGGCTCATGGCTTTTGTGAGCAAGGAACAAAACGTCTGCTGACTGCGCATGATTGATCTCAAAAATCTCTGTAACACTATATGTAGTAGTAATTTCTACAATCTTACCCGCAGCACCAGCGCTGCTATAAGTGTCAAAGCCTGTGCTGTTGATACCAGACAACTCAAAGGTGTTTGTTGTTTGGTTTGCTACCGTAAACTCACGGTTGTTTAGCTGCGTCATGCCGACGACGCCTGTGATATAAACTCGATCTCCGTTGCTAAAGCCATGCGATGATGCTGTAACAACAGCAGGGTTTGCCTTTGTTACGGCTGTAATCGTCTTGGTAGCTTCTGTAACTATACCGCCATCTTTGAACACACGAATGTAGTTAGCGCCAAACTCAAGCACATACGCTTGCTCATCACTAAACTCAAAGTTCATCAAACGTACTTTGCCGCCATCCTTTGATGTTCCGGCATAATACGAACCAGGGCGGCGTGTAATGCCACCCTGCGGGAAACTCACCATGTTGGTTAGTTCTTTTGCCGCCTCATTGTACTTCTGTAGATCTATGCGACCTTCAAGGCGGGGCGAAAACTCTCCGGCGCGGAAGTTCGTTATAATAGTGGAAACACGCGCCATATTAGTACCTGACGTTTAAGAAATCATCTGCCTGTATTTGGTCTGGGTAGCCTTCCATAGCATCCATAGTACGCGCTTCCTTCAAACGTGACTCATATAGCGCTAGGATGCCTTGTGAGAGGTTGTTGCTGCCAGTAATGGCATATGCAGTCTCTCCGGCAAGGCGGTGCGCTATGGCGCTTGAAAGCAGCGTATCGAACTGCTCAGAGTCAGTTAGGCGTGCAATGTATGTAATCTTGCATGTGCTTTCGTTAGTCAGAACCTTCCGGCCCTCAACCTTGAACATCACGTTGCTGTCGTACGCAGCCAACTCATTATCAACATTACTATTCCAAAATGACAAAACCCGCAGACAATATGGATCTGTGGGAAGCGTAAATTGGCTGTTAAAACCAAAGGCCGGCGCGTCAGTATCTTTTGCCAGCGTTTTGCGTGTAATTGCACAGTTCCAAGGATGCGCACGCAGGACGTGATCTCTTACAGTCTCGTAGCGTCTGTTACACAACCGCGCTTCTTTAGAGTTTTCAGTGAGCGATGTAATGGTTGCTGCACCAAGCAAATCCATAGCTTCGTTACAAATATCAACGACTGATGGCATCACACACCTCTTAATGAAAAGAAGGGGCGGCGTACCGCCCCCTCAATGTTAGTTCACAACGTAGTGAATGATGAACGACATATCGCCAGCCGTTCCACCAGTTGCATTGAACGTGGCTGCCACATAGTAGTAACCGCCAGCGTCTGCACTTGCACCGGCATCCTGCCAAAGCTGCTGACCGATAGTGTTAATATCGGCAGCTTCAGTACGAACGTCAGCAACGGCTGTCGTGCCATCAGCAACAGAAGTGGCGTATAGATCTTCATCTACAACCGTTCCGTCAGCCTGATACAGACCTACGTTGAATGTGCAGCTACCGCCAAGACCATCTGCTGCAACTTGCAGCGCGGTGATGGATGCGTTGGACGGAATAGGTGCCAGCATAACAATGTCATTGTCGGTGCTGTCACCCGCTGCCAGTGCGATTGAACCCTGTGCAACACGCAGAACGCCATGCAACTCGTGAGAGTCACTGAAGACCTGTGGTGAAGCTTCAAAGTTAGCTACAAGAGTCGAGTTTTTAGTAGTCATGATTTATCTCTCCTCTTAGTCTGGGGTTTCGTCACAGAAGATCTGAACAACTTTGTCTTCTTCCATGCGCACCGATCCGATGCTCATGCAGTAGTAGACCTGAGTTGCGTAACCCTTGTCGGCGCGTTCATCAATGCGTGCGCTGATGTCCTTGCCAATACCAAGAGTCAGACCGTCTTCTGCCCAAGCGAAACACTTACGAATGTCGTTAGCGTCCACGGACAGACGGTTGGACATGATGAAGCGGAAGCCCATAAAGGTATCCAGTTCACCCTGCACGAGAGCCTTCACAGTGTTGAAGTCGCTGCTGGTGACAGTTGTGTCGCCAAGAAGGTCTTCAATCTGCTTTGGGCCTACTGCAATGTAGCGCGGGATAGACGGGTCAACGTCGTTGAGGTCCATCTTACGCTTTGCTTCACGCAGCTTGGCAAGTGTCAGGCCATCGTTAGACGATGCAGATCCGACAGAGTTTGCTGTTGCGTCAAGCGATGCACTGCCAGAACCGGTCTCTCCGGTGCTTGCTGCGCCTGTTGCTGCTGTGATGATCACATCATCCATTGCCCGACCCATAGCTGCTGCTGCGGCGCGTGCGTAAGAAGATGTTGGATCAATAAGCATGCGTACCTTGTCCTGATCATCAATCAGGTCTGCATACTCATAATCAGCAAGAGACAGACGACGGCGGTCATGCGGCGTGTCCATCTGTGGTGTATCGGAGTGGCGGCTGGTGCGCAGGGCAGCAGTTGCTGAACCGATTTGGTCGATAAAGGCATTTTTGCCAACGATATTCTCAGTGCGTACCGCATCACGCAGACGGGAACCCATCTGCTGTGAAAGCATCTGCACGTTAGCAGAATACTGTTGTACAAATGCCGTAGTGACTTGAGTAGACATTGGTCTACCTCCTAACTACAGTTTACATTTACACAAGTTGCGGTGTGCTACCCTTACGGACACTCCTGGCCTTTTTGGCCGGCGTCGGGCCTCCGTCTTTCCGGCTGTCATCAGGACGGCTTTCACCGCTACCCTGCGTCACCCATTGGTAGTAACTTTCTGCCAAATGGGATGGGTTCATGATATCACGTTGTGTGCCAAACTCAATCGCAATTCTAAGGCACTCTAATCTCAGTTCAATTTGTTCTTCATTAGTCATGGATCATACCCATCAACTCTTGAACACGCTGTACTGCTGATTGCCTTGCTGTGACGTTCTTACTGTCCCAATAAGCGTGGCTTTTATCACTCAGGATGGAATCAATCTCAGCCTGTGCTTGCTTTGGTGTGAGCGAGAAGTTGCCGGCAGCCTCACCAATCGTATCTTCGCTTGTCACTGTGGTTTTGAAATCTGCCATAGCTGCAAAGGCTTTGATGAATGCAGGGTGATTACCAACCAGTGTGCCATCAGATAACTGCATGTTGAGTATTTCATCACCAGCAAACTCTTTAGCTGCACCAGATGCTGCGTTTATCTTTTGATCGTAGGTCTTGCCCCACTCACGACGCAACTCAGCTTCAGTGCTTTCAGCTTGCTCTGCTGCTATCTGCTGCATTTGTTCCGCAGAGTTAGATACTGTTGAACGATAATACTCAAGCACACCCTCTGCTTGCTGTGGTGTGAGCCTTAATTTGTGTGCAATATCAGCATATTGCGTGGCAATGTCTTCAGTAATGACGTTGCCATCTGCTTGGATTTGATAGCCATCGGGTGCTTCTGGGCGACCCAAACGACCATAAATATTATCCAAGTCTTCATCTGTTGGGTTCGTTGGCAGCGGCACCTTCTCTGACCCAATCAAACGCTGTGCGTTTACATAAGAACGCGCTAGATTTTCTACGTCCTTAATAGGGCCAAAGCTGGGATGCTCGCGGATATCTTCTGGTATCATGGTCAAGAAGTCGTTACCAGACCCGCCCTGCGCTACCTCTGCTGGTGTTTCCATCAGCGTAGCGTCTGACGTGGCTACCTGTTCAGCTACTTGTTCTGACATTTATTCCTCACTCATCATGTTGTAAATATGAAGGATTACTGCACGCTTTCCTTCCTCAAACGCTGTGGCATTTGCATCTCCCGCCACATAGCTTGAAACACGCCAGTTACAGCGTGCCTCAAGATCTCCCAAAACTTGTTTGCCGGCATGCTCACCAAATACATCTTTGTACATTTGGCGTAGCTTATTAACCTCCGCTACCATCACCTACCATCCTCACTGCCTGTGCTGCTTGTGCAGCCGTGTAAACATCTTCTGATTCTTGCTGACGCTGCATCTGCTCTTGCTCTGCCGCAGCACGTTGCTGGCGCTGCTGATCAATCTGCGCTTGCGGGAACAGGACTTCTTTTGGAACACCAAGCGTATCAACAACATGGTTGACCAGGCCATCTGGGTTGAGATGATCGCCAACCGGCAAAGACTGTGAAAGCGGCAGCAGTATCTCCAGAGCCTTCATTGTGCTGTTAAGGCTGCTAGACTTCTGTGCGCGTGCCAGCGGTGATACATACTCAATGTCCACATCACGGCCTTGCAGGATCTCTGGCGGCTGTGCAAGCATCTCTTTACGCAACATCAGTGAGAATGTGCGGTCAATAAGTGGCCGCAGCATCTCATTCATCAGACGTCCCAGAACCGGCCCTATAACGCGCATACGCTCTTCTTGACGTTGCACAACCTCTGTTGCTGTCATGTTGGGTGTTGCTGCTGACAGAAGCTGATCTACATAGAAAGCAGAACGAATGGCACCACGCCGCTGCTCTTCCATCTGCAAGCCAATAGGAATGTTTGCGCCAGTGTTTAGGGGTGTGATTGTATCGCGCGTGCCGGACCTATAAAAATTAAGGCCACCTGGCTGTGTACGGACAGGGAGAAGAAATCCGTCGTCAGGAACAAGCAGTGGAGGATCTATTTGTTTCTGCGCAGCTTGGATGATGGTTTTTGACATCAAGTTGATCATCTTAACGTCAGGCAACGCCACCATCGCAGGTGACCGCCCCATCACTTCCCCTGTTGCCTTGAGAAAACGCGGGACAATGTATGGAAACTCTTGAAACCCACTGATAGCGACGGGCATCTTTGTTTCCATACAAACATAGACGGATGCAAATGGCATATTCTTGTTGTCTTGCTTTGTTGGGTCACGATCATCTCGTGGCAACACAGCATGCAAAAGAGTTACCTCTTCATCCGGCTTCTTCTCAAATGTACGTTGAATAAACTTGCCTACGTTTTCTAGGCCAAAGCGTTGCACAGCTTGCCGTGCAGGGATCTTATACTTACGGAATACAGTATCGACCATGCCGAACTGATCTTCTGCAACATAAAACTCAGAGATATGGCGTGTGCTGAAACGCAAGTTCTCGCCATCCATCTCAGCAAACATACAGCCAGTGCCAAAGACAACAAGATCCACATACAATTCATGTATCTCTGTCTCAAAGTTTGACTGATTAAACGCCCTAATCATGCGCTTGCTGCTATCTTCTAGCCAACGCTGCACATTGTCATCACGCCCAATGTCAGGATCTTTCATCGAAAGATGGAACCAAGGCGTAGCACCGCTAGTAAGCATGCCATGCAGTGATGCAGACAAAAGATCTACAGCTTGCAGCGCAGTACCATCAAAGATTAGTTCCATGCGCTTTTCACCGCGACTGCGCTTTCGCACAATATCGGCTTTGCGTGGCAGCATATAGTCTGCCAATTCTTGATAGTGAGTATCCCAGTTAGCGCGACGTTGCTCTAGGAACTCAAAACGGGAAACTAATTCTTTAACGGGTTCCATATCAGCCACCTAACAATGTTGGGGTTTGCCCTGTTTCTTTTGTATCGCCCAACGCTCCGGCAACAATAGTGCCGCCACGCCCCTTACGACGCCCTGTAGCGGCTGCTGTTGCTTCTGCGGCCATTGCCTCTGCACGCGCATAGTCAACCTTTGCTGGCGGCTCTGGCGGCGGCGGTGGTGGTGGTACAGTTACTTTAGGAGTTAAAAAAGACATTTGATTCCCCTATGAAAGCAATGTTAATTCATCAGGAGTGGCTTGCCCAAGTCGCACAGCCCTACGGCGTCTAGGCGCACCGCCTCCACCACGTCCGCGCGTCCCAATTACACCTTCCCCCGCTTCATCCGGTACAATCTCAGGCGTAACAAGCGGGGTTACTTCTGGTGTAACATCTGCCCGTGGCTCACCCATTGTTTGCTGCGTGCCAATCGGGCTAGAGCCTGGACGACCAGAATAAACTCTGCCTCCAAAAAGACCGCTAGACACAACACCAACAACATCACCAGCATCATCACGCACAGGCTCTGCTGTAGTAGACTGCCCACGCAGAATATTTGCTTGTCTGGTTAGGCTGGCTCTAGCGACACCCTCTAATACACGAGAAGCACCAGGCGGCAAGTTATAGTCAATGCCAGCAGCGCGTTCCTCTAACTGTTGCGCAGCTTGAATATTTCTAGCAAAATTACGTTGCGCCTGATTAGTTTGCATGCCTTGTGCCGTAGCACGGCGCTGCTCTTGCAAGCGAAAATCTTGTGCGCGTGAGCCACCCTCATCTGGGCCACCACCTGATCCCATATCAGTTCTCCTTCAAGGCGTGAAAGCCAATTTTTCCTGTTTCAGTACGCAACCAATAGCAATCACTATAGCCCATTTCGATAAATGTGTCTTTCAAATATCTAAAACCAGCTTTAATACTCTGAAATCCACCGAAAGCAATAAAATCAATAATCCAAGGGCTATCACCGCAGCCACGGAACCCTGCCGGTGGAAATCTATTAGTGCGCACATACTCATCTATGTGGTGCATCTCAGGAAACGCCCATGTGGCAAACACAAATGGGAAGTCATCTTCGTCTTGAATGATTAGGTAGTTACCCAAACTTAGCGGCGGCTCAATAAAATTCCTAATATCCTGGTCTGTATAGTCCTCATGGTAGTGACTGACCGTCATCATGGCCGTAGCAGTCTTAAAATGGTTCAGATCTACAATCATAACGTAAACGGGTTGTACTCATTCATCGCCTGTTGTTGCGGTGGACGAACCAGATTTTGTTTATTCTCCAACCCAACAGCCAAATACCTAAACGCATCCGCAGCATGGCTCGTGTAGTCATGGCGCGGGTGATCTCTGAAAACTTTTTTCCGTTCATCCCATTCCTGCCTATACTGCCGTAGCATCTCTACGCCATCATTACACTTATCTCTGTCAAAAAAGCATTTAGGCATCATCATGCGTGCTGCATTGATACCGTCTGCAATCTTCATTTTGGGAATAACACGAAAGCGCACACCAAGACTAAACGCAGTCTCAAGCCTAGACTTGCCGCTACCTAACTCTCTTACTTCGATATCGTGCGGAGCAAGGTGGTCACCGTAGTGATAATCCTTTTGACGTAATACTTCAGCGTAGTGATCCAGCCCAACACCACCGTTTTCATAGTAATCAATGATGTTGATAGAGCCGCCACGGAAGATTTGAGCAAACCAAATAGCTGTTGAGTCATTTATACCCAGATCCCAGGCTGTATGCACAGGATAAGCTGGATCGTAAGGTACTCTTGTAATCCTTCCAGCGTCATCTGCATCAGCCAACAGTTTTCCATAATAAGCACCAATAATAGCAGCAGTGAACGAACATTCATACTCCTGCTCATATTGCTCTGCTGTCATCTGCGCCTGTGCTGCTGCCAGTTCTTCTGGCTTAACAAGCTGGCTCTCAGACGCCTTAACAACCTTATAGTACCATTGATCAGAGCCATTGGCCGTCTCTGACTTGGCTTGCTCCAATAGATCAAAAAAATGATTATGTCCGGCTGGGGTGCCTAGAAATACAGCCGCACCCTCCCTATCAGACAGTGCAGGACGTACAACCTCCCCCCATACCCTGGGATTTTGCATGCCAAATTCATCGAATACGCATAGATCAAGGTAGATACCACGCAGACTATCTGGATTCTCAGCAGACAACAGCATAAGTCTGCCGCCATTAGGAAAGTCTACACGCAGTTCTGTCTCATTGAAACTAACGCCAGGGATCACAGACGCATAATACTTCACATAATCCCATGCAATACGCTTGGCTTGCGTAAACGTAGGCGCAACAAACGCAACCCTTGGCCTTGGTAACTCACAAGTCAGCGCATGCTTTATAAGATGATTAACAGCCCATACCGTCTTGCCAAACCTACGGTGCATAACCAGCACATTCCAACGCCTAACGCTGGTGTGCATCTCCGCCTGTAAGTCTCTTGGCTTGTAAGGGATCTTAACTTGCACCATCGCTCTCCCAAACGATACGCACCGTGCCATCCGACACCTCTACACCAGCACGGTTCTTAACATCACCATACTGATCCGGCATTACCTTGCCGACCTTCCACCTAACATGCAAAGCATAATCCCTTAATACATTAGGATCATACTTCTTCTTACCCTCTAGCTGATCCTGATACATAACCTCGACATCCTCCAATGCCTTCTCAGCACTCTGCTGCTGTGCCGTCTTAATCAGATTACTTAACTCAGCATCCTCTCCCATCCGCTGATACAGAACAGACCTACTAACCTTGGCCGCCCTGCATGCACTGACAAGACTATGCCCGTCCATCACTAGCTTTGCTACTGCTTCTGCCCTGCTTGTCGTTAGCCTAGCCATGTTTCCTCCTGGCTGTGTGTGGGATAGGGGGAATTAACACACATACACCGCGGCCCCACGCGTCGGGGGCGATGCCTTTGTTTATGCCCCCCCTGCCCTGCCAGCTGTGCGGCGCTGGCAATGCTGCACCGGCAATGCTGCGCGTCTCTGTCTTTGTTGTGTGTGTGCTGGCATACTCAAACACCCACAAAGCCGGTCACATTCCAGATCAAAGCGGGGTGCCTTGCCTGTATATATATATGTGGCGCTGCCTATGCCTTGCTGTGCTTTGCTTGGAATATTTCAATAAATATCATTTTTCTTGTTGACAGTATAGTAGCCAATGGTTAGGGATGATATATCACTAGCTCTGATAAAGGATCAAATCATGAATAACGTCAATTATAATCAGCCAGCATACCTATTCACTGTTGCCGGTGTTTCATTCTTTGAGCATCCAACGCTCGGTGATGAGCATCCACTTCTCGCCAAGCATAACGGCAAGTGGATTAGCACAGACTTCTATGACAGGCCGGACCAGTACGAAGCCGAAGACTTCAAAGCAAGTTTG